GACGAGACGGTTTCTTCAGCGTATCAGAAGAGCGTCAATCCAGAGTTGGAGCTGTCCGCGTCTTTTGCAACAATCAAAGGTGAGATTGTCACGATGTTCTATGACACACAGAAGAATCCAGTCGACAAGATTGACACTGGTGTACCAGTAGACGTACTTCTCGAACTGTCAGGCCTTGTATTTACGAAGCGCGCCTTTGAGCCCGTATGGAAGGTACTCCAGGTTCGTATCAAGGCGGCTCCAAAGTCAAAGTTCCCACGTGAGTATCTATTCAAGGATGACCCAGTCGAGGAGGAGCCGGACATTGACCTCTAAAAAAAAGTAGACGTACAATATAAATGGACGGCAAAGGTCTGGCGATCCTGGTTCTTCTTTTTTTGATCACGTTGATGTTGTTCATGCCCCAGCGCAGCCCCTACACGGATGCACCCGAGGGTGCATCACTGGCGTCCAACAAGGCGGGTGAGATGGTTCAGCAGCAGTCAGACGCGAAACTTGCTCCGAGTCCAGTAGAGGGTTCCGAGTCTGGCAGCATACTGGCACCATTTACGGATGCTCTGGAGAATATCGGTGGCAGCTTCAAGGTGGGTCAGGTGCCAACTGACCCCAATGTAGGTCTGATCCCCAAGGAGGTTGTGACAACCGAGGACTTTGGTCAGTTTAGCGCTGATGCCATCCTGTCCGGCCAGAATTTCCTGGACCCACGTGCACAGATTGGTTTCCCCGAGACGATCGGTGGCAACCTGCGCAATGCCAATCGCCAGGAGCGTTCCGAGCCACCCAACCCACGTGACCCAGTAAGCATCTTTAACTTGTCTACGATTCCCCCAGACACGATGCGCCCCAAGTTTGAAATTCAGAACGAGTATAAAGGATATTAGATAGTGTATAGTAAATGGCCTCTCTTAAAGAAATTATGACTGAGTGGCTTGCTCTTAAATCTCAACTGAAAGCTGCTCGCGCGGACATTAGTGTCTTGAATAAGCGTGAGAAGGAGCTTCGTGTTGAGGTTCAGCAGTTTATGAAGCAGATGAAGGCGGAGGATGAAGACATTGACCCTGTCATCAAGGTGCAAGGTCAGAAGGTGGCATACCAGGCAAAGCAATCTAGAGGCAGCCTGACAAGGGAAGTTATACTGAACGGTCTACGTTCCTTCTTTGGAGGGAACGAGACTCAGGTGGAGGGTGCATTCCAGTCGATTCTCGACGCTGCTCCTGTAAAGGAGAGAGACGTACTTACAGTAAGAAAAGATGGGAGTCAATAACGAGTACAGTGTTGATGCGTTTCAGTATGAGGATGCTCGTGAGGAGGAGCTACAGGAGGAGGAGGATTTCCTGCTCGACCCTGAGTCTTGGCAGGATTGGCACAGTGAGCATATCCTCAACATGTGGATGTCACTTCGTCAATATCTCGAGGACAATTCTCTCAACAACACCCTGATGACCAAAGCGACGTTCCATAAGTTTTGCGAGTTTGTCCAAAATAATTCTGAGTAATAACTATATGGCGATTGACATTACAGGTCCTAAGGTGCTTACCCCCGCGATTCTGTTTGCTCTGCTCAGCCCCGGCGTTATTCTGTCTCTGCCGTCTATGCGCTTGTTCCCAGGTGCCACGTCAGATGTTCAGACGGTGTTGCTGCACGCAGTTGTCCTTGCCCTTGTCTATTATGTAATTGCGCGCTACGTACTCAAGATTTCGCTCCGCCCAGCTGATCTGTTTGTACCGGTAGTATTGTTCGTGCTGTTGTCTCCAGGTATGTTGCTGACGATCCCTCCAGGCACTCGCGGTGTGTTCATGTCTCGCCAGAGCTCAGTGACGGCAGTAGGTGTACACACTCTCGTATTTGCTCTCGTATTCTCTTTGCTGCGCGGCCAGTTTCCAAACTACTATTAGACGTTTACATTAGATGAAACACCTGGTCATTGGACCGGGTGCAATGGCGTACTTTTTATTTATGGGTACGCTCAGTGCGCTTTCAGATAAAGGCCTACTGAGTGACCTTGAGACTATATCAGGATCGTCAGCAGGCGGTCTTATCGGTTTCATGTACATCTTGACCAAGGGAGATATTTCTCAATTGTTTCAACTTAGCACAGAGATTCCAATCAAAAACATTATGAAACCGAATATCAAAACATTATTTAAATCATTTGGGCTTGTCAGTTCTAAAAAAATTCGATCTGTTCTTTCTGACGTTACACGTAAGATTTTGGATAAAGATGATGTCACATTTGCTGAACTTTGGGAGTATTGGCCAGTCAAGCTGTACATCTCGGCTTGTTGTGTCGATCGAAGCGTAACGCACTATTTTTCAGTCGACACACACCCCGACATGTCTGTCCACGAGGCTCTTTCGATGACTATCGCCGTCCCATTTCTATTTCAGAGTGTCAAATATTCTGAGTGGTATTACATCGACGGCGGTGCACTCGAAGAGACACCGTGTATACCAGTTCTTCACTGCAACCCCAAAACAGTCTGCGTCATCCGAACTGGTGGAGAATTTGCATCCAAAGTTAAAAATCTCAAAACATATGGCTTAAAACTTCTTATGGCTGCATTCAGTCTTCGGCACAGATATCCAATATTTCAAGAAATTGTAATTGAAACGGGTGACATTGATCTTTTTGATTTTTCCATGTCTACCGACTCGAAAGTGAAGATGTTTGTAGCGGGATACATGTCATGTAAGATTTCCCCTCCTCAAGCTGAAAACGATCCTCCTCATATGCTCGCTGAACAACCGCCGCTAGATCAAGAACATCCTGAACCGACGTGTGATGTTGTAGAGACCCCTTCACATACTTAGTCAGATCGACGAGTCGCACGGATGTACCGCCCGCTTTGATATACTTATCCATAAACTTGGGGCATCGACGCGTCAAAAGTTGTTGAGTACACACTTTTGCCACGGTCGACCACTCCCCGAATGTGCAACACGTCTCGGGGTACGCCATCGGATCCTTCTTGAAAATCTTTGTACCAAGACGCTGGTCCGTCTGAACCAGAAACTGAATATCACGATCGATCGAATGTCCAAACCATGTAGAGTTGGTAAGATATTCAAGCATATACTTGACTGCGTCACGGAAAGATAGTGTTACACATGTCCCGTGTGCATGTGCAACGTCAACGACCGTCTGACCAACCTTTTTGATAATATCTGAATCTTGGCCGATACAAGGATCGGCGAGCGTTTCCTGAATAAACACTGTGTGTACCGTTTCCGTTTTAAAACTCGTAGATGTTTCATATACCGGATTACGTCCACGACCAGAACTCTTCCACCCCTTGTGTGTCACAAACGACACTGGCATAAAACTTATCGAAAAAATGACACCGGAACCATCAACCATACGTTTTGATTCAAAATCGACTATACAAGCCTTCATGATATTTCAATGGAACCTATTTTTATCTCGACACATAATACGATGATCGAACGTGTATCCTATGTCCAGAAACGCAAGCCCATGATTGTGCACGTAGGACGGTCCAAGGCACACAAAGCGTACACGTATTTTCGCCCCGGCGGTAAAACAAAAATTCAGGCAACATTGATCGAAAATCGAGGTAAGCCAGGCAAAGGTCCTAAGGTTATTCGAATTTCTCGTCCCGGTATGCTGTCGATGTACGGTTACAGCGCAAGTAAGACGCCGCTGGCTCGTCACCGCGCTCTAACCAAGGCGATTACACAGGGTCATCAGAAACCGCTGGCCGTGTTCCGTCGTCTTCAGGCTGTGGCGACATTGTCCAAGCGAACCATGCCTGCATATGCCAAAACATACCGCTACGATCGCAACTACATTGGCCGTAAATTTCTTGGCTCAAAGTAAATGTTGACGACTCCTTTCTTTGCAGGTCTAGGCGCTGCAATCTGGTCAAAGTTCTTTGCAAAGCATAACACGAGTGTGTCTTTGATGTACTTGATCGGTGTGTTTGTAGCAGTATGGCTGCTTATGCTCTTGAGTTCTCCTAAGACGCGTGTCCAGGAAGAGCAGAAGAATCTCGACGGCTTTTCCGTCACCGGCTCCGGCGTACCATGAGCATAATGACCAAAAGACCTACGACGAGTATACTTGACACTATAAGAGTCGCCTTTTGTTTGTCCTGGAATAGTCCTTCGCGCACAGGCGCCGGGACACTTTCAATCCGTTCAGGTTCAGACGGTACAACAACCGTGTGAACTCGAATCCCAAACGAATTTGTATTAAGCCCATTAAAATTCAAAAGATTACCGTAACGATCACGCCACGCTACTGTGAGCCGTTCGAGCGAATCAATCCGCGAAGGAAATTCGACCGATATACGATAATCTGAATTTTCCTTGAACGATTTATAGACGCCGCTCACAACATCCATCGGAATGAGTGCAAAGGACGTTGCGGCTGTACTTCCAGATGTGGTCACTTGACCCCAAGCTTTTCGAGATAATTGTTTCGCGTCAAGCGTGAGAGGTGTTCTAAATTCGGCAATATCTAACCATATATACTCATTAACGCTCATCGTCACGACCGATGACGAAACGACATATGTCGTTGCGCTCGGCCACATTCCTGCAAATTCTTTATTGGAAGATAATGGCAAAGCAGCCGTTGTTCCGAGTGGCAGGCCAAGCAAATTTGATATATCACTCGTGAGACATGTCACGGACGTTAAATTGCCATAAAAGATGAATTTTCCTTCACCACAAAGATATGCCAATGTCGCAGTACCCGCCGCCACTTGAGCCGAGGTGTTGAATGCGGACACCAGACTCGACGTTGAATAGAATCCAGGATTTAGAAAAACGTTTGATGTATCGACCTGTATGACATTTGATGTCGATGTAAGATTATACATAGTGTTCGGGACAACCGCTGACATGAGATCCACCTTGGTGATATTTTTAATCGGATTTGTAAGGTGAAGTGTATACGAGTTTCCTGAAGGATACAACGTGGTGTCTCGTTGTATTGAATCGGCAAACACGATGAGCTCGCGTGTTACACTGCTCATTCCTAACGTTGACATATAAAATAAAATATTTGATTCTACTATGGTGAACTTTCGTAGCATGTTTAGTACTATGACAGGGATTGCCGAACCATATCGAAATCGCCTAACTCCTAATCAGGAAGCCGCTATGAGAAGACAGTATATCGAAAACCGTTTTAGATGGGCAAACAAGGCTCTCAAAGATGGTAAACTCCGAATGGCCAAGAAACACGTGAATAATCTCCAACGTAATGCAAATCTTACGGACAATCAGAAACGTAAACTCAGAAACCTAAATGCTAGAATTGCGCGTATACGTCAGAATCGTGCAATCAACTGGCGTAGTATGTTGAGCACAATGACTGGAATTGCGCAGCCACGATGAATTTTTTCAGGTTCTATTGTATGAAGCTCTCGCGTCATTGGCCGGCGCGTTATTTTTCGGGATTGAGTCCAAAGCTTCAAAAGCAACGTGAACGTGAACTGCTTCGTCGTCGCGTTGTATCGTACAACAAACTG